GGATCTTTAAATCCGAATACAGTGGCTTCGGTAGCAGTGGTCGCATTAAAATTAACATACTTGGTGGGGAGTATAAGGGTGCGACGGTTTTCCCTAAATTCATACTGGGTATTTTTCGCATATAATTTTAGTTTTATCAACTCATCATCAATACCAAAACAACGAATAAGGTTTCTAAAAGACTTTTCAGTTCCCTTAGACTTATAAATATAGGTCAGGTTATTGTAGATATTTTGATAAATAATGTTCTTTAAATCATTAAGGGTCTTTTCATACAGCTTGTCTTCACTACGATCTGCCAATTTTTCCAGGATATCTGCATCCAAAAAGATTTCGGGTGCAACTAGCCCGTGAGAATTAAGAAGCCGATTTGCAAACGGTATAGGCTTATTACTCCCAGAAACATACTCCACATCTTTTAACAGATTGAGTGACTCAGTCTGCAATTGGAGAGTGTCAAAGTAGCTGCCCATAATCTGAGTAAGTTTCTTGAGGTTTCCGGTGGTTTCCTCGTCATCTTCTGTGATCCAGCCGGGAATACTCTTGTAAACCATGGCTGCATTTTCAGTATCATGATTCGAGCCGGTGACCTGCAAACTATTCTGGAGCATTATGACATCAGGGTGTTGTCCGTAAATGATGGGGTCTTTGAATTCTTTTATGGCTGCTTTGGAAATAACAATGGCTGATCCGGTGGCGCGGGACTCGGTTGTATACCCCGTCCAGGTTCCATTAGAAACACGGCCAGAGTAGTCGAGCACAGTGCTATCGATACTTGTATCGCCGGTAATGCCTTCGTTAAATTTGTAGTAAACACCAAGGGTTGTGTTTACTTCTTCTTGTGTGTCTGTGAAGGCCTCCGGGTCGGTGTTGGTGCCGCCGCCCACCTGGTCAAACCAGTAGCGGCCGATCTTCTCGCCGGTTCGTCGAGTCTTCCAGTACCGTAGTTCATCTAGAGATCCCGAGAGTTTTCCTGCGTACTGTGCTCCGCCGCCAGCCGTTGCCGCAACGAGTGAGCCAACAGTAGCCACCAGCGCTCCTCCCACATCGTTAATGCCGGAAGAGCCTAGCACCGAGGATACGTTCAGGCCCCCGTCAATGTACAGTTTTGTTTGAATACCAGCAGCGACTGATTTTAAAGTGACCGCATAATGGTGCCACAAACCGTCTGCTATGGTTACCGACGAACCTAAAGAGGCATCGGTAATTCCCGTACCCCCCGATAAAGCGGTAATAAGAAACGGCGATGCGCCCTCGCCATCATAGTCTAAAGCTACCCGGAATCGGTTTTGTTCCGTGCCAGTGTTGCTCGCCTCCATGTCAAAGATAACTTCGTTAGTGGTGAGAGTGTCGGCCCAGGCATCCTTCTTTAACCAAAACTCTATAGTGGCGCCTTGATTTTGGAGGTCGAACTTTAAATTGCTCTCGCGGTTGGTATCAGGATCATAATAGTTAGATCCAGTAAACTGTTGAGCATAGGGAGTCGGGCCGGTTGGGTTTCCATGAGGGCCGCCCTCTAGATAGATATATTCTAGAGTATTGGGAAGGCCATAACCGTCACTCGACTCCCCACCATTCCTCGTTCCCCAGCCGCCCTGAGATAGATGAACGAAGCCGTTGGTACGGGGATAAAGATTATCGAGAATGTGCAGGTCTACATATGTGGACTCATTCTCCCATTGTATTCTTTCCTTAAGTGAACCGTCATAAGGATAATTATCTAGGATTCTCCCAATCGATTGAGCATAATACTCTTCTGCCGAGCCATACCTAGCGAAGTTCTTAGGATCAGAATAATCGATCCGAGGGATAAACCGCTTTTCGTGAATAATATCCTGCGTATGATACTGACGAGATTCAACTTCTCCGCCGATCTGTTTAGAATTCTTATTTGCTAAGGCGGTGACCGCCGTAGCTTTATCGAATAACGTTTTAAAGCTCATGTCTTATTAATTATCAATCTACCCTAAATTTAAAGGTATAGGGTTGCTCTATCCAGGAAGAAATTGAATCATTATAGTACGCCAAATGTATTTCGTACATGTATCCACTTTCCAAAAGAGACATATTCAAATCAAAATAGTTGCCGCTGACGTCGTAAGACATCATAGTATGAAGATTGCTCCCCGTTCCGAAAGGTACCACATTTAGGTCACCAATGACGCGACGGATTGAAAACGCTCCGCTCTCAATAATATCCGTCGGATTAACACTAGTCGCCCGTGTATAAATGGTGGGGCTCCAATTTTTATCTCTAACGAACAGTCTAAATCGTGCTGTTTCGAATGGGGAGTATGATTTCTTCATATATTTAATGTTCGTTACCCTGTTAAATGTAGGGGCGCCCATATAGGTGGGCATCTTTTGGGGATAAATTGATCCAGTAAAATATTGAACGGCTGTATCAGCAGCGCTAGACCATACGTCATACAGAACCGTTAGCGGAGAGGCGGCTGCCGTCACCGCCATCGAGGCAGAATATAGACCGGTGGACACCCGGCCGGCGGAGGCTGAGTGAGATGTGGTTCCGTCACCGCCGCTTTCTCCATAGAGTTGTACAGCGCTTCCTGTGGATGGTGCAGTGGTACCAGATAGCAACGAGACGCGTATTGCCGGATTGCCGGAAATATCTACGAGGCGGCCGCGGATATAGTTATAAAAGTATAAAGTATTCAGATTGTCAGCAGCCGGAGCCAAAGAGCTAGAGTAGTAAAAGTTCTCTCTGTTATCCTTGATGCTAGAGTTCCAGCGCGCCTCCAAAGTGGGGCGTTTAAAGAAGAACTCAGTTGAGCGCGCAAAAAACTGTTTAGTATAATAAGATTCGGTTGCGCCAGCCGGATTATTAATTAATACAGAGGTATCTTGGCCTGTTGAACTAGAGAAAAAAGCCTCTTGGCTGGCAGTAAGACGAATACCAAACCCATAGTTATTGGCAAACTCTGGGTCGTCGCCAGCGATCCACTGTTCTATTACGTCACTGACATCTAATTCAAGATCTTCGTATCCTAGGCCGAAAGATACATTGTAGTTCGAAGCAGTATGATAGTCTCCACCGATAGACGTCCAGTCGGTGGTGTTGTCGGATTTAATCCAGTTAGATGCCCCCAAGTCTTGATACTCGTCCATATCCAAACCTGAGCCTTCGGCCCACGATCGAGACACCGGAGCCACTACCAAATTAAAGTCTTGCGGTAATGTCCAGGGAGTTCGGGCATTATACATCTTGAGATAGAAAGAAACACTTCCCGAGGCCGCTAACTGGCCGGAGGTGCGATCGGCAGAGATCTGGCTGATTGGGAACTTTACCAAAATACGGGAAAGCTCTTGAGATTGGCCAGTAGCCGAACCGGAGGACTGCCCATAGAGCGAAAATACCTCTAGGGCGTCGGCATAGCCCATATTGGAGCCTGTACCCCGGGTGCTCAGGCCGGCGTCGTAAGCATTTGTAATTGTAGTATCAGCGCTAGCTGTATAACGAAGAAGTCCCATTATCGAACTGACCCAATCAAATCAAGGTTTGGATATTTCAATTCAAATATAACATTCGAAGCTGCTAAAACGTTCTTACCATCGGCAGAAAGGGCGCCCTCAAAGTTATAGTTAGACTCGGAATAAAGATTACCCGAGCGGAGTTTGACTTCTAGTGAACTCACATCCACCACGCCCTCCACTTTCTGGAGGATTCTATACATTTCGGTAAGAGAAAGTCTCTCGCCGATGTCCTGCACAAATGATAATTGAGAGGCCAGTGCATCTGTGCAGCGATTAATCACCTCGAATCTATTTGCTCCCAGGTCCGTCATAACTTCATACTCCACAGCATAGTTCACAATCAAAGGATCGAGGATATCAATTGTATCACTAATCATTTTATAGTGAAGTAACCAATTTTTTAAATTATTCTTAAGAGTTGCGTTAGATTTGATTAATTTGCCGGTCGAAGACTCGGAGATGACCAAAATATTTACATTCCTTTTGAACTCGTCAGTATCCTTAAGAACTGCGGCGCGCTTAATCATGCCATATTTGGGTGGCATACTGTAGCACAGAGCCTGATAGTCGCGTCCAGTTACCGCTCGATTCTGAGTGGCAAAATGACTATAGGTACGCTGCCGCACCTCTTCAGTTGAAGGCAGCGATACGTCCCCCACAAACGACTGCTCATTGGAGACTTCTAGTGAATTTCTAACTGTGGCACGAGAGGCTGTTGATAGGGAACCCTGTGATTTAAACCTTAGGCGCGCGTCGCCGATCTGGGTTATAGTGTCCACGCCGGCATTTACGTCAGTGGTGGTATTGTAGCGATATTCTACCGTAAGGGTAGTATTCGCCGGCGCAATTCCAAATTTGTCAGTGCTTATGAGCCTGGTCGGGTCAAAGTCAATCTCTGTACTGTAGGTTCGGCCATTAAGATCTAATATGACCTCAGTTGGGTCGACAACCGGGTTGGTGAGCTTATTGTTAGCAGAACCATATCCAAACTGTAAATATGTTTCTCCATTAATAGTTTCGAGAGCGAAGCGACGAGCCACTGGAACGGCCTTCAAAATATTTGGAACTGTTCTTCTGTTTTCTCCAGTATTCCGGATGGCTTTGTAAACTATGTTCTGAGATAAATTGTCTACTTCATAGTACTCATTGCCATCTGTATCCAGCACTCTTATAACGTCACTGATATTTGGCGCTGGTATCTTAACCACCTGAAATCTCTGAAAGTCTCCCATGGGAATGGTTGCAACGGAGCCGCGGCCAGAGACGGCGCGTCCTTTCAGCCTAAGAACATAAGTGGTTGGCTGACCATTAAGTGGGTTCACTTGACCCACTACCGTTTCTACAGCGGAATTATTAAAATCGACATCGCCAAGTAGGGTATAGGTACCGCCACCCACCGAGTTGAAGGTGGAGCCGGCCTCTAAAATTGGTGTTAAAGCAGGGTCGGGGCCGAGACCCGTGGTTGCGGCAGGTACCTCAATATAAAAAGTTAAAAGGCCGTAAGATGCAGGACTAGTTGTTTGCTTATATCCCAGCTGCCGTGCTAGTCGCAAAACGTTGGAATACTCGACAGCGCTATCTAGGAAGCTTTCGTTAGTCTGATAATCTAAGTAAAACGATAAGATGTCTCCCACATACGCCACGGTATCTAACATCAGGGAACCGAAAGAGGCTTCATTAAAGTCTTGATAAGTGTTGGGATAATAGCGACGAGCGAAATTCTCCAGCTCTTGGCGGATGGACTCGAAGTCGCGGCTAGTATAGTTAATGGGTATTATTTTTTTCTGCATGTCGTTTAAACCTATGAATAATTAGACGCCCGCTCCCGCAACATCAACTTCCAGCATACCAAAAGAACTCAATGGTTTTATCTGGTAGTATAGCTTTAAGTTAATCGTGTGGGGAAACAGATCAGGATTTCCTTCTGGTACAATAAAATCAATACGCTCGATTCCGATAAAAGGCAAATACATGTTGACCTGCTCCCTTATTTTGCTATCGAGCCGAGAATACGTATCGGTCCGATTAGGTTCAAACAAAAATTGACGCACACCAACTCCAAACTCTACATCCATTACTTTCTCCCCAGGAGATGTAAACAAAAGCATTTTGAGATTCTGGTTTGCTAGCGTTTCAAAATCCGTTATTAGATTGTATGCGCCGAATGTGGCGTCTACTTCCAGGGGCAATCTTGGCGCTAATCCTGATGACATATTAATACCTCTTAATAAATACCTATCATTATGGTTTTTAACCGGTTAACATTCAGCTGAAGTTTCGGTGGGCTCTCCCTCTTCCTCAGATCCGTCTGGTAATTCTATCTGATCGAGAAGAAATTTAATCAATAGATAGATTATCCCCAAGGGAGAAGGCGGTAACATAAACATGCCGGTCACTGTTCCGGTAAAGTCCACCCCCTTTAATGAGATGTTCGGCCCAAAAAGGGGACCATCAGCCTCTCCTTGGAGAGGGGTTGGAAGAGCCATAGCCTCAGATGCAAACTGATTTCCCAAATTATAGCCGCAGAACGCCAATGCCAAGATGTCTTCCCCTGTCGCGCCATTTACTTTAAGGGGGTTAGGGGGCTCGTCGGGCATCGCATCAATTGCAGTTGTTATACCCTTCGCGGCCACTCCGAAACCCTCGGCTGTCACATTTCTAATAAATTTAGAAATTGCCACATGAGGGTCGATGAGTTCGACAAGACCCTTCAAAATTTGTAGAGGAGTTTCTTTCAAGAATTTTAAGAAGATCTCCCGGGCGAGGGATTCTAGATTATTATCTGAATCTGCCATACTATTATTGAAGTCTTGGGCTGCCGATCTATCAGATGCTGTGGGTGGTCGGCGACTGTCGTCAGTAGCCTTCAAAAGATTTAAGATGGCGATGATAGTTGTATCAAAGCTTCCTACCGTAGTGGTAAAATATTTATCGCTTAAGTATA